CTCTGAAAGGCAATCGTTAGCCCAGCAGCCTTGACGGCCACATAAACACCAAAAGCAATCCAAGTAAGACCGGGGCGGGTAACAGCAGTGATAAAAGAAGCGAGCCAGCCAGCTTCTTTTGCGGTTGCAGCCTGCTCCTTAAATGCCTCCTTAATCGTATCCATTTGCTGTATCGAGTAATCGACATACTTCTCCTCCATCTTGAACTCGCCCCGCATCTTCTCAAGGTCGGTCTGGAGTTGGAACATGGATAACTCGTGTTGACGCTCGTTCTTTTTGTCTAGGAACTTTAAGACTTCAGGGGCAAGCCTAAACAAACCACCGAAGATAGAACCCATTAGACCGCCGCCAAGTAACTCAAACATTACTTGCCTCCTTTGGCAATACGCTCACGCTCCTCAAGCAGCCGTACTTTGACTTGTAGTTCATTAATGTGTGTCATCAACTGCTCTTTCAGAATAGCGCGTCGTTCAGCGCTGATTGGACTGTCAGTAGGTACGCCTTCTTTGGTAATCAAAGCTGGCATCTGCCCCTCGATTTTGGTCAGCCGCTCAGAGAAAGATGCAACCTGACCCAAGAGCCAAGCAAGCGCAGCCACTACGATAGGTATCACTGCCTTGAGAACGTCTGACCAAGCCATGTCATATTCCCAGAAGTTTTTTCACAAATTCAGCCGCGGCACCTGGCCCGAGAAGAACAGCAGCAAACACAGCCCAGATCCAATACTCGATCTTGGTCATGCGCTTATCGCCCTTGTCTAGCTGCTCAGTGATGGCTTGGTAGCGGTGAGCGCATTCTTTCTCGTGAGAACTCACCCTTGCCTCTAGCACAGCATGCTTGGTCTCAATCGTATCCATGGCTTATTAGGCGGCTTGTTGCTCACGAATGGCCGCAAGGGCGTTTTGATAAGCTGACACAACTTCTGGCGTCCAGACAGCGTTGCAGATAGTCTGTACGCGTGGATCTTGGTCTGCAATGTTTTGTCCCGGCGATAATGCCCAGCGATGAAACGATCTGGAAAGCTCCGCGCCATCTTCAATAATTTTGGTTACCTGACGGATTTGGACCGTCCCGCTTTCAAGCACTTCAATTTTGTCAATCACAACTTCTTTGCTAATCATCTCGGGCCTCTTAGACGTTGGTTATGTAAAAGCCTTGAACTGTAAGGCTGTTTCTAAATGTGCCTGTCGTTGATAAACTACTATCAAGAAGGGGGTTCATCGACGTTGAGTTGGGTGCGGTCTTATAACCTAGTGACGCCTCTGTAGTGCCAGCGGTTGGGTAAAACCAGGATGGAGCGTTGGTATTCCAAAAATACCCGTCGTTTACAGAGTTATAGCTATACATGCCAAGCGTGCTACCCACTTCAAAAGGCAATCCGGCCATACTTAACGATGACCCTGTTGAACCAACAACCGTTACCGTATTGGTGCAAAGGAATACGCTAAAAAAGACAGTTCGACCTATCTTGACGTAAAAGCCTCTTTGTAAAGATGCGCTGTAAGTCACGACAATATCGCCAAGCTGAATAAATGTGCTTGTGAATGTTGGTGTAAAAGTTCCCTCTTCATAATCATCAAGCGTATTGGGATCTGCTGACAATACAACCGATGCAGGAAACGTCAAACCATTCGCAGTCAGGAAACCTGCAGAGGTGACTGTAGCCGTTGAGTTCTTGATGAGCTTTCCGGTAACACCGTCAAACTGAACCAAAGCATTGTTTGTCGCGCTCGTAGGCCCAATCACATCGCCTGTGCCGAGGCCGGAGGCTGAGAGAGCAATACCGCCAGCCGTGTTGGAAATGCTTAACGGCGGACTAACCGTGATATTGGCCAGGGTAAAACCTGAGCCATTGCCGATCAGTAGCTGGCCGTTAGTTGCAGCAGCACTTACACCTGTGCCGCCATTTCCATAAGGCAACGTGCCTGTAACGCCGTTTGTTAAGTCAATCTGCGCCCATGCCGGGTTGTTATTGGTTCCCGTGTTGGACAGATAACGCGTGGCTGAGGTGCTCTTGGCAAGTCTTGCAAGCGTATTAGCACCAGAGGCGTAAAGCAGATCGCCCTGCGAGGTCAAAACCGAAGAGGCAGATGGCGCAAAGGACATCGTCCCTGAGCCATTAGTCTGGATTACCTGGTAGGCAGAGCCATCAGCCGCTGGATAAGTTAGGCCAGCAGGGTTGTTGATGAGCTTTTTAACTGTGCCAGAAGAATTTTTGGCATACAGCGCCATGCCTGAGTCGTGATAATTGATGGCCAATTCACCTGCGTTCAGGTTTGCAGCATCAGGCGCTGTTGTTGACGCTGTATTTGTCCTATAAAGCTGGATCGGCGTGTAATTTGGTGCAGCCATGCTTACCCCAATACCGTTTCAAGAATGAGTGAATCAACGGCCTTCAAGACAACTGAAGGCTCAACAAATTTGCTTGCATCGTACTCGGTTTGCTCCCACCATAAAAACTGATTGGGAGCGAGGCAGTCACGACTTTTAAGCAAGTTAATGTTTTCCGGGTGGCCAAAGATCAGCGGATCAGAAACTGACCACAATACGACGCCAGGCTTACCCTCGTCCCAGCCTAAGTGCTGGAAAAAGGAGTCGCAAGCAATCCATGTATCACAGGCCTGCAGGAGCTTTCTAAGCTCTGCAATCGGCAAGTCTGGCCGGAAGTCTTCAACTAAGGGCTTTTCGCCGCTAATGCCGATCTGGACAATCTTGCGACCTGCAAGCAAGCGAATGACGCCATCCCAAAACGGATAATTCTTGGGATTTTGCTTGCCATTTCTCAGTTGCTTGGCATAAGGCGCGATTAAGATCATGTGTACAGCTTCCGGTAGGCATCTTCCAGACTTGATTTCCAGTTCCAGCGGTTCATCTTGCCGTAAATGTTGAACATCTCGATGTCACCAAACAGGCTCTGGGCTTCAGCAATGGATTTTGACGGAATGATCTCTGGGTAGCAACCAAACACCACGGGATTCTTAATCGCTGGCAGGACGTGAGAGAAGACTAAGTGGTCACCCATGCCTCCGTTGAGCACCACAATCGTGTGATCCTTAAAGGCCATGGTATTGCGAAAGATCTGCTCGTCATGAGCAAACATCGCTTCGTTGCTTCCCATGCGAATACCGCCCGATGGAGCCTTTAGGTGCCACGTCACTGCGCTGGGTACGACAAGCAGCTTGTAGCCTTTCTGCTTTAAGCCAAAGGTGAAGAGCGTCTCTTCTCTGTGGGCGACTCGAGACAGTCCTAGGTTGTAGTCGTAAATCCCAGCGCGGTAGAGAAACGTGCAGTGCAGATGATCAACCTCTTTGACCTTCTTAATGGTCTGCCACTGCGGATTGGGTTCAGCGTAAATGTTGTCAATCTTGCCTGTGGCGTCGCCTTCAAACTTATGTGGTGGCGTGAACACTGAGCCGCCAATACCGCCGACGTTAGGTGCTGCGTGCTTTAAGAGGTTCTGCAGGACATTTGGCTCGGGCAGCGCGTCATCATCAACACGCCATACCCACTCGTAGCCCATCGAGTTAGCGATCTGATGATTGTGATGCTGACCTTTCTTGCCGGCAAAGAGCCACTCCCAAGCAATTTCCTTTTGGTCAAGGATGCGAAACAACTGGGAGAAAAGCGGATCTGACCGCAGGTCTTGGTGCTCGTCGTTATCATCAAAGATGACTAGCTTGTCAGGCTTGCGCGTCTGATTGATGATGGCTTGCAACGCCATGGGCAGCGTCGTATGCGTGCGGCCACGGGTTGAAATAGAGCACAAGACATTAGGCATGCCAACGTCCGATGAGGAGATTCAAGCGATTGGCATGATCAATCTGCCGCGGCCATTCAGAAATATTGCCAGCCTCATCGATGTAGTTGAATTCAAAGCCAGGAAAGTGCGACTCGTTTAGGCCATGCAGCTTGTGATGCGGCCCCCAAAAGCCTGGTGGCTCATTCATCGGCACAGTGAAAAGCAAGTTCTTGCAGTGCTTTTTGAGCTTTTGTAGCACCTCGAGGCCATTATCAATATGCTCAATGACTTCAAAAGCGATGATGGTGTCGTAATGCTCTAACTCGACCTTGTTGATGTCAGCGTGCATGAACTTCGCATTCGGTGCCCAAGCCTGCTCTTTGGCTACATCCACAATAATCGGGTCGTAATCGAGTCCTGTGTATTCCACGCCGTTAGGCATGAATTGAAGGCCGTAACCGCTTGAGCAGCCGATCTCGAGAATCTTGTTGCCGACTACATGCTTGGCTGCCCATTCGTAGCGGGTGGTCTCCCTAGGGAAGACTGGATCTCCTTTGAGGAAGACTGCTCGCTCCCAGTAATTTGATAGCCGCCAGCGATACCAATCAGGGTTGTATTTCTTGGCTAGCTTAAGCGAGTTGCGCAGGAACACGTCGTGGTAATCAGGAACCAGGCTCGTATCCAGTACGGTACCTTCGCCCTTGTGATAAATCGGAAAGCCGCCAACAAAGATGTCGCCCTGCCACATCTTGGGCGAGCATTCAATAACCTCAAATCCCGCCTTTTCAGCCTCAATGCAAAACTCGGTATCTTCACCGCCACCGACGCCGTATTCCGTATTGAGCAGGCCAATCTTGTCAAAAACCTTGCGGTGGATCATCACGCAAAAGAAGATGGCAAATTCCTTGCCGGCTGGCTCTGACGGTCCCTTGATGACACAAGAGATGCCGCACTTCTCATTGGCAAAGGCGCTGTTGAGCATCTCTAGCCACTGGCTCTTGGCCTGCGGCAAGAGAACCGTATCGTTATTCAGGAGCACGATCTTGTCTGACGTGGCAAAGCGTATGCCCGCGTTGGTAGCGCCCGAGTAGCCAAGGGCTTCATCGTGCCAGATGACTTTTAAGTGCTTCTCAAAGCCAATCCGTTTGAATTGCTCTTTGAGCGAGATGAGATAGTTTTTCGTGGAGTCTACACAGCCGTTAGCCGAGATGACTAACTCAACGTCTGTCATGTCGGTATATTGGAAAATCGACTCAACGCATGGCTTTAACAGGTCACTGCAATGGTTATATGTTGGGATGACAATCGAATATTTCACAGGGAGTCAGCCCCTACAGAATCAGCACCGATAGAGTCAGGCACTATCCACTGACAAGTTGCTTCATCAAGTACAGCGTCTGGTGTTGGTTTTGGTGGGATAAATGCGTCACGTTGTGGATCGTAGGTGTAGCCAATGCCTGCGTAATTTTTCCTGAAGTTTCCGTTGTAGCTGGTCTGCTTCCAGTTCGGATAGCCGCCTGACCAGTTCTGGAGAAACCAAACGCCTTTCCATTCCTGCTCAACACCGTTCTGGTCAAGCAGTTCGTTGTTGTGAACAACATGGACTTCAAGCACCACGTTGTTCTGATCTAGCTTTGCAAAGTGAGCCATGTGTTACCTCAGAATGTGATGGAGCCGTCGCCGATGAATTTGTAGTAGTAAAAACCACCGCTTGTGTAAGGAGTTGGCGAACCAGTTGTAGATGCAGCAGCCTGTGGGGCTTTGATAATCACAATACCAGAGCCGCCGTTTTGACCAACAGTCTTAAAAGAAGCCGTATTGCCACCACCACCTCCACCACTACCTGTATTCGTTGCCCCTGCGGTTGCTCCGGTAGCACCAAGTTCTCTCATAGAGCCTTGGCCGCCACCACCAGAACCGCCAGCCGTATTTCTTGTGGTTTGATAACCAGCACCTCCACCGCCGCCAGCAATGTAACGAGTTCCGCCTACATCAACACCAGCCGAAACAATCGCAAGTGTTGCTGAGTAAGTGCTTGATCCTACGCCTCCATCACCAGCAGGAGCAGTTCCGTTCTCTGGGCTTACTGCATTATTTCCAGCCCCTCCAGCTCCACCACCTCCGCCACCACCACTGCCTAATGATGCCGGCCCACCACCAGCATAACCCTGTCCGCTAGTTCCGGCTCCTGCCGTGGCGCTAGCAACATCTCGCCCAACACCACCACCGGAACCATAAGTTCCACTTCCACCATTACCGTTTGTATTAGATCCTTGGTTACCACTACCACCAGCACCACCTTTCAAGGCAGTTTTGGTTGTGATGCCTGTACCTGAAATGGTTGAGTTTGTTCCATCGGTTGCGTATGCACTTCCAGTGCCGCCAGAGCCAGACGCTCCTACTGTTATTGAATAAGAAACCCCTTGCGTCAAAGCCAAACCTGTTTCGTACAACAGACCACCAGCACCGCCACCACCGCCGCCGTTATATCCGCCACCACCTCCACCGCCGGCTACCATTAAAAAATCCACAGAAACAGTGGGCGGAGGTAGGCTCGTAGCAGCCCATCCAGAGTAAGCAATCCAGCCTTGGGTGGCATCAACGTAAACAAGTTGAACAGATGCTCTGTTGGTGCTTAATACAACATTTGTAGCGCTACCATTAATTAAATTTCCGTTTCTTGCTATCGTCAGATTATTAGTCGCAAACGTTCCCGCATAGTCCACAAGCGTAATCAGATCACCTGCACTAGGACTTGCAGGTAAGGTCACGGTAAAGGCTGCTGAGGTCGTATTACAAGGGTATCCACGCCCAGAAACAGCCGTGAAGCCTGTTGTCTGTACTGCCTGCCACGAGACACCACTAGAGCCACTACTGGCTGAAGTAAGCTGACCCTGTGCGTTTACCGTGATGTTGGCGTTGGTATACGAACCGGCAGTGACTCCAGTGTTTGTAATGTTGGCATTCGTGATCTTTGTGGTCATGACTTAATCCTTAAACGGAATCCCCAACACTGTCAGCAAACACAATTTCAATAGGCGCAATTTCTGCCGTAGCCGGATAAGCGCACTCCACCCACGCTTTATCGCCGTGATTCCAGTTCCATTGGTAGCCTGCTCTGTCTTGTGGCTTTGGATCACGGATGACCCACTCACTACCCCACCACACCACTTCTTTGCCCTCTGGACATTCTGGTGCATCAGGGACTTCGATCCAGCCTTCAGTGCCGTCAGTCTCAGGCTTGGGTATTGATCCGTTTTTACTGTAGAGCATGTGTTACCTCACTGGACTGGAAATGGCGCTGTAGGCGATGCCGTGATGGTTCTGGCGTAGCGAGTAAACCGGAAGTCGTCAATGTAGCCGTTGACATAATTACTGGTTCCGCTAGCACCGGCACCGATATATCCACCTTGATTGTTGTAATTGGTTGTGTCGGTTGCTGAGCTTCCACTTTGACTACCGTTTAGATATAGCTTCGTGTTGTTCGACCCAGAACCTGAACGAACCAAAGCAACGTAGTACCACTGACCTGTTGATAACGTGCCACCTGTAATCAATAGCGTTGCAGTTGAAGCCCCTCCATAAAGCGTCAAAACACCACCAGTTGAGCAAGACAATTGCAAACCCGGAACCGCTCCATTTGATGCCCGTGTATCAAAAATTACAGGAACTCCTGTAAAGGAGTTGAAGTAAACCCAGCACTCATAGGTGTAGTCACCAGAAAATGGAGAAAGCTGGTTACCTGTCAAAAGTTTGACCGCTGTGTTCGCTGTTCCATCCAGATAAATCGACCCACCGGGCCACTTACTGACACTCGTGCTGATCTGTGCATTGCCCTCTGTCTCCAGCACGTTCTTCGCAGTGGCATCGACGACACCAGCGTTGGTGAAGTTGAGGAGGAGGGATGTAGCGGAACTAGCAAAGCTGGTGTTGACGTTGGTGGTACTTGGATATGAACCAGCAGAGTCAGCGCCGGATGCTGCCAGAGGCTTAGTTGGCGGCGTGAAGTTGCCTGTGTAAACAGTAGCTCCTTTGACTACTCGCAAATTGCATAGGTTGCCAAACAAAGGCCCTTGTGTTGATTGCTGTATTCCAATCTCAACATCTCTAGACGAATTAAAAATGGTTCCGCTGAATGCAGCTGAGCCGCTAACGACGGTTTGCAAAGCCCCGTTCAGGTAAATCTCTAATGTGTTGCCGTTTCTCTGCCAAACCACATGCGACCAAGCATTTAATGTTGGAGCAACACCCGTTTCTATGTTGTTAGTCCAAGCTGATCCGCTAGTTGAAAGATAAAGACTTACGCCATCATTACCTGCGCCAAAAAACAAAGCAGAATTTGAAGATGCACCACTTGCGGATTGGCTATAAACAGTCTGACCTGTTCGATTTCCACCACCCGTTCTATAAAACCAAGCCTCAACGGTAAAAGCACCTGACCCGAAATCGAAGGCAGCGTTGTCAGCAATACTAAGATAATCCCCACTCCCATCAAAGTACCCGCTACCACCCACTGCGGCAGCACTGTAGGAGGACGTTGGTGCGAAGGGGGAGAAGGGGGTGATGGCAACGCCGTTTGTTGGCGTTAACGTGAAGTTGCCAGTTTGATCAACAAAACGATTTGACTGCAATGCTAGTAATTGTTTCCCAGATGCTGTTCTCGGAGATGTTGGTACTGGAATTGCTGTCGAAGCCCCGTTAATAATCTCAAAGCCAGATATATAGCCGTTGAAAAACCCAGTGTTTTGATTGATTGCGCCGATTGTGAAATTAGTATTTGCTAATGAAGCGTATGCCGCAGTTCCTTGTAAGGTGCCGTTTACATAGACTGAAAAATTTGTCCCGTTTGCTGTAATACATAACCAATTCCACGCATTCACGTTTGAGGAAAAGGCAACGCTGCCTCCATTTTGATCCTCAATAGTATTGGCCGGATTATTCCTAAAAGCACTCACAAGTCCCGGACCGCTATCAAACAAGCCAGTTACGCTTGATGACAAAGGGTAAAACCACAAACTTAAAGTAAAAACGCTATTAGTTAGTGGCGCACCACAAGCAACATAATCATTGCTCCCATCAAAGTAAGCACCCCACCCCGTCTGTGAGAACGGGCTAAAGGTTCCCTGCGTAGTGTCACCGTTGCGGGTGATAGGCCATCCAGTACCGCTGTTTGCCGTGCTGGAATCAACGAAGGAATTGTTGGTAGCGCCGTTGGTGCCGTTGCCGGGGAGCAGCAGAGAGACAAGGTTGAAGTAGGTGTCTTTGACTGCGCCAGATACACCCGCAATCAGGGCGTTGAGAATGCCAGTCATGTTAGGTCAGCCCGTTGCCAGAGATCAGCCACGTTGTTGATGTCATCTTGATCGCTGTTGCAATCCCGTACTGAGCCAGCGTCCTTGTGCCTGTACTGCCCGTCCCTGCTTGATACATCGTGTCGGTCGTGATTGCAATCGACAGGCTGCTAGAACTCATGTTAATGAACGTCAGTACCGTTCCATTCTCAAACGCTACAGAAGCATTCGCAGGGATCGTGAACGTCACACCAGAGCCAGAAGCAAGATAAATGGTCTTGCCCTGATCGCCATCCACTATCGGATAGTTGGCCGTCTTACTATCTAACGGCGCATTCAGATAACCCAGTGTAGTGCTTGCAACCGTAGGCAGGGTTTGTGTAATGGAGCTATTGGTTGCCGACGACTGAATGGTGTGAGCGCCAGTACCGCTAGAGTTACCTTGAACGACAAATGAGGACATGACACTTTCCTTTAGAAATTCATAACAACCCAGCGCTCGCCGGTACCTACCGTTACGCCGACGCTTGTATTAACCGTAACAGGACCTACGCTTAACCCGTTATACCCGTCGGTGATGGTGTAATTACTTGAGATCGTGCGCTGGTTCTCAAGAATGACTGACGCGCCACCAGTACCACCACCGCCGAGTACACGGATCTGAATCTCAACCCCGCTAGCAGGCGCAGTCGTAAAGACGACATTAGAGCCAGAGACCGTGTAATCCTGCGTAGGCTCTTGTACAACCCCGTTTTCCATCACGAGGACGTTATCAACCGTAATGCCGCTCGTTACTGCAAAGGTCGTCGTAGAGCCGTTGCCCGTGTAGGTATAAGTAGCATAACCCGTACCGCCTCCGCCGCCTCCACCGCTGATCGTTACCGTAACAGCCGTTCCCACTGCGGTTGCCGTTACGCCGGAGCCAACAAAGTCAAAAGACGTAACGCCAGACGTTAATAGTGAGCCTTCATCAGATACGGAAATATTAGTGCCGGCACCCGAGAAGCCAGAGATTCCTGAAAAGCCAGAAATGCCAGAGAATCCTGAGAATCCCGAGGTTCCTGCTCCAGAAAAGCCCGAGATACCTGAAAAACCTGAAATGCCGGAGAAACCCGAAAATCCGCTAATCCCTGAGAAGCCGCTGAGTCCTGAGAAGCCGCTGAGTCCTGAGAAGCCAGAAAAGCCGCTAATGCCTGAGAAGCCACTTAAGCCAGAGAATCCGCTGATGCCAGAAAATCCGCTGACCCCTGAAAAGCCGCTAAATCCAGAGATTCCAGAGAAACCAGATATACCTGAGCCAGAGTAGCCGCTAATACCCGAGAAACCGCTGGTTCCTGAGAATCCTGAGATTCCAGAGAAACCGCTAATCCCAGAGAATCCACTAATGCCTGAGAAACCGCTGAAACCAGAGATTCCGCTAAAACCTGAAACGCCACTGAAACCCGAGGTCCCACTGAAGCCAGAGATACCAGAACCAGAATAGCCACTGATGCCAGAAAATCCTGATATACCGGAAAAGCCAGAGATGCCAGAGAATCCCGAGAAGCCTGAATATCCTGAATAGCCAGAAGTTCCGCCACCACCTCCACCAGAGATCGTGACAGTGACTGCATTACCTACCGCGGTAGCAGTGACGCCCGCGCCAACAAAATCAAATGACTGTACGTTGGTAGTGAGTGGCGTGCCTTCATCAGAAACGGTAATCGCAGAGCCAGCACCTGAGAAGCCTGAAAGACCTGAGAATCCCGACAAGCCAGAAAACCCTGAGCCACCAGAAAATCCACTCAGCCCTGAAAATCCCGATAGGCCTAAACCTGAGAATCCAGAGAATCCCGATATGCCTGAACCCGAGTAGCCTGAGATGCCAGATCCCGAGTAACCCGAGATGCCTGAGAATCCAGATAATCCTGAGAAGCCAGAAAGTCCAGAGTAGCCTGACTCTCCTGAATAGCCAGAAAGC